ACGGTGGTGTACAACACGATCTTTAGCGCCGCCGCCGCCAACCAGGGCGCAACCGCCGGTGCCAAGTCTGGCGCGTATGCGCTGGGTACCTCGGGCTCCCCGATCGCCATCAACGCCACCGCCGGCGATGCCTCCAACGTGCTGACCAAAATCCTTCAGTTGGCTTCGGTGTTGGATGAGCAGAACGTGCCTGAGACGGACCGCTGGCTGTGGATTGACCCCGCAACGCGCGCGCTGTTGATGAACACCAATCTGGCCCAGGCGCAGTTCATGGGGGATAGCACCTCCATGGTTCGCAACGGCAAGATTGGTACCATTGACCGGTTCACCACCTACGTGACCAACCAGCTCCCCTACGCGGCTGCTAACGCGACGGTGTGGACGTCCGGTGCAGGCAACGAAGCCAGCATCTCTGCTACGACCAACGCGGCCAAACGGCGCATCATTGTGGCGGGCCACAAGACGGCGATTACGTTTGCGTCCCAGATCACAAAGATGGAGACGCTTCGTAACCAGAATGACTTCGGCGACTACATCCGTAGCCTGAACGTGTTTGGCTACAAGGTAGTTAAACCTGAGTCTCTGGCCGTTTGCATCATATCGTAAGCCGCTTGAACACTGTGGTGTAAGCGCGTAAGCTAATGTAAAATCAGGCCGGACAACATCCGGCCTTTTTTATTGGGGACCCATGAAAGCTCTGTCTGCGTTTCTTCCACGAGTTCTGCCCTACGCACTGGGCTGCCCGGAGCCTACGGCGGTCCAGGCCCTGACGGACTCGGCTATTGCATTCTGTGAGGAGTCGATGGCAGTACGGCAGTTTGCCGACGTATTCACCACGGTGGCCGGGGTGCGTGAGTACGATCTGGAGGCGCCATCCCAACAGCGGGTCGCTCGGGTGCTACGGGTATTCTGCGACGGTTCGCAGTTGCAGACCGCAGCATCAGCGGATTCACCGGTGGACACCCAGGCAGGTGGACGGCCCGGAGCGTATTACGTCTCCAGGACGGACTCCGAGGGGATGCTTCAGTTGTACCCGACGCCAGACAGGGTGTACTCAGTTCTCGTTGAGGTGGCGTTCAGCCCAACGCGCTCGGCTACGAGTGTACAGGACGACCTATTCGACCTGTGGGTAGACCCGGTGGTGGCCGGAGCTTTGTACCGTATTTATTCGGTGGATGGCCAGGCGTACAGCGACCCCGCCAAGGCTATGCAGCAGATGTCGAAGGCGCTTATGCTTACGCGTAAGGCCAGGATAGAGGCTGAGTACGGTCGGGTCAAGTCAACACGGCGTGTGCAAAGTAGAGCTTTTTAATTTTAGGACCTATCATGACTACAACCGCTCAATCCCTGGTGCAACGCATCGTGGACATCTCCCAGGACAAGACTTCTATCCGGTGGCCGGTCAACGAGATCATCCGGGCCATCAACGATGCGCAGAGGGAGGTCATTTTGTATCGACCTGATGCGATGGTGACAAACGCCACGATGCCGTTGGTTGTTGGACCAAAGCAAACACTGCCGTCAAATGGTACAAAGTTGATCGACATTCCGCGCAACACTAACGGTGCGTCCATCCGTCTGACAAACCGCGAGATTCTGGACGCACAGACACCAGGGTGGTACAACCTTCCGGGGGTGCTGAACCCGGTGCATTACATGTATGACATCCGCGACCCCAAGGTGTTTTATGTGTATCAGCCGGCAGCGGCGGGCGCGTCCCTGGACATTGTGTACTCGGCCACGCCGACGGATGTTACGTCTGTCGCCGAGGGGTCGCTTTACACCGCAGTGACCGGCAACATCAGCGTGCCTGACATCTACGCAAACGCCGTGGTTGACTTTGCGCTGTTCAAAATCTACCTGAAAGACGCCGAGTACGCTGGTAACTCAAACCGCGCACAGATGCACTACACGCTGTTCAGCAATGCCCTGGGCAACGAGTTCAAGTCCACGGCCAGCTTCGCGCCCACGTCCAAGGGCAACCCGAACACCTCGTCTGTGGCGCAGCAGGGCTAAAGCGTGAACAAGGGGCAGATCAACGGCTTCGCCGTCAACGCGGCATCTGGCGGGGGCAGCAACGCCTGGCTGTCGGGGGGCATTGTGGCTTCGTTGCTGCTGTCGGCTTCGTTGGTGTCGGGGGCGGTGCTGACGGGTGGTATTGAAAACACGCCCTATATGTCAGGGCGGGTGTCCTTAGCGCTCCAGGGCGGTGCGTCGTGCAGTTCTTCGGTAGATGCCAAGTATTTCATGACCGCCCGGCTGATGGGCGGAGTTCCTGGGTTGTCTGAGGTTCAGTCTAACTTGGGTCGGGCACCAGGGTTGGTTGGCGGGGTTGAAGATGCGAGCACAGTGGGCGGGCAGTTGCAGTCAAGCCCTCGCTTACAGTCTGCGGACACTGTGGGTGATACCGGGTCTGTCAGCGGCGGTGTTGTTCATGGCTCCGGGTTGAATGGGGGCCTAGAGGCCACGGGCTTCACCAGTGCGTCTCTTCAAGGCGGCGCGTATCTGGGCTCTGGCGGGGTGCATTCGATAGGTGACGTCTTTGGAGAAATGAACACCGGTCGGCATCTTGGCGATGGCGCTGACTCTGGCTCGTTTGTTGATTCAACACTGGTTGCCATGGTGTTGTTGCAAGGTGGCATTCTGGGGACGCACACCGTTGGGCACGAGATCGACATTTCACCACGGCTACAGGACGGCATCATTCAGGTTGGGGCCATCGGCTCACCGGTGCTTCGTATCAGTCCGCACCTGAACGGAGGGCTGGGTAGCAATAGTGAGTTCTCCTCCGGCATCAGGCTTTCATCCTACGGAAATTTTGGAGTCTTCAGTGCCTCCGTGATGTCTGGCGCGTGGCGTATTGGTGTGTTGGTGTCTGGTGGTGCCGAATCTACCAACACAACCAATAGTGCAGGTATTGCCGCCACACAAACTATGGCTGGGGCCGTGTACAGCGCAAGCGGCGTTGCTGCCGGTATCCGGGTAGGCGCAAGGCTACAGGGTGAAACCAGTTCTTCAGCGTCGCTGGACGGCGCCTTGCGTGCCGGCGTGAGACTTCAGGATTCTATTCACACTACAGGGTTTGCATCAGGCTCTCTAGTCTCTGGCGCAATGCTACAGGGCACTGTGCAGTCTGGAAGCGCCATAGATGGTGCGTTGCAGACCAGCATACTCCTGACATCTGGATTTACTGGCACTGACCTGTTTGACAGCCGGCTGGTGGTTTCAGCGCAGCTTGATGGCGGTCTTTCGAGCGACCACAGCCAGGACGGCGCCTGGCGCATTGGCAGTGTGCTGAGCGATGGCGTAACTGGAGACTGCTCAATGGGCGCAGGGCACGTCATCTCAGCAAGGATATATGGGTACGTTGAGTCCGGTCACGCGGCTGGAGGCTCACAAAAGGTTTTCGCAGTGTTAAGTGGCGGTACGGGGAGTGCGGTCTGGTTGGTTGACTCGCGCATTCTGGCCTCTAACCTGTCAACAGGCGGCATCGCCTCGGGCGGCCGGCTCGAAGGCGGCATCGTGCAGGGGTTTCTTGACCCGCTGCTTAACAACTGGGCGCTGGAAATTCGTTCTGCGACCCAGATTCTCTCTATTGATACTCCACTTCAGGATACTTAAATCATGGCAAATCTCGTTTCTCAAGAGCTTCGTACCGGTATTTTGGCCTCGTACTTTTCTGGCGGAGCAGCTCCCGTCAATCTCTACCTTCGTCTGTACAAGGATGAAGCCGCCATCACCGAGGCCACTACGTTGACCGACATCGCGGCCAACGAACAGACTGGTAGCGGCTACGCAGCGAAGACGCTGGCCCCGGCGGACTGGACTGTTGAAGTTGGAGTGGGTGGTATCCGCGTGCGCCTCACTGACCAGACCTGGACCACCACGGTGGACAACTGGAACACGCTGCGCTGGGCTGTCATCTCGACCACGCTCAACAACACCGGCAACATCCTGGTGGCGCGTGACTACGGCACCGGCAAGACCGTGACGGGTATCGGCGCGAATGTGACGGTTGACGATTTGTTCTACCAAATCAACGACTAAACATGATTACCGAGACGCTGTATGCAGGCAGGGATAACACGTTCTCCCTGCAAATGGTTCGTGGGGGGGAATTTGTGTCTCTGCTGGCTATCACGGGCTACGTCCTGAATCTGTCCAGTGGCAAATCATTCACTGATATTGACAGGTTTACCGAGAAAGCCGACGGGGTTGTCGAGATCGCCATCGGCGACCTTTTGACCGCAGCGGACGTGGGCAGCCATACAGCGCACTTGGTAACTTTTGACCCCGTCAATGTGCATGGGGTGCGCTGGCCGGACTTCAAACTGAAGGTGAAAGCATGACTCAGAAATTCGTCAACAACTTCGCCACGACGGTGGCCGCGACGTTTGGTGTATCCGACACGTTTTTGAATGTTGCCAGCGCTGCGGGCTTGCCCGCGTTGACGGGTGGCGACTATCTGCTACTGACCCTGTACCGTCAGACTGGCGCTGAGGAACGCGAGCATGAAGTGGTCCGGGTGACTGCTGTCACGGGCAATATGCTGACCGTTGTTCGTGCCGTGGAAGGCGCTGCGGCTTCGCAGTTTCTGGCGGGTGACAGGGTGCAGGCGCGGGTGACTGCGGGGGCTTTGACGGCGAAGGCTGACGGGGCAGACCTGACAACCCATAGTACCAACACCAGCAACCCGCACGGCGTAACAAAGGAACAGATCGGCTTAAACAATGTGCCAAATCTGGCGTTTAGTGGTAGCAATACAGGTGACGAAACCACTGCCACAATCAAGACCAAACTGAGTATTACTACCTTGTCTGGCAGCAACACCGGCGATCAGATCATCCCCACCACATTGCCAGCGTCTGACGTATCCGCCTGGGCCAAAGCCGCCACCAAGCCAAGTTACACACCCGCTGAAGTTGGCGCGCAGGGTGTACTGGTGTCCGGCACCAATATCCGCACGGTCAACGGCAACAGCCTACTGGGCAGCGGCAATGTTGTGCTGACATCTGGCGCATCCACCACCCTGTCTGGCACCACCACCATCTACCAAAACCAGGTCATTGCCTACACCATCACCGACT